CAAATATACTTTATATTTTAGAAAATACTATAAAATCCTGATATTTGTTTAAGTTTTTTATAGCTTAATTAATTTTTAAGGTATTCAAAATCAGGTCATTACTTCTTCTTTTTAGGAGAAGTTGGCTTTGGCTTATTTCTAATTTTAAATTTCTCTATTCTCTCTTTAGCTTCAAGTTCTTTCTTTTTCATCTCAGCATCCTGTCTAGATTTTTGAGCATCAGCTAAAATCTTTTTATCTTCTAGCTTAAGCTTTTCTTTATCTAAAGCTACTTGTGTAGCATGCTTTCTTTCTTCTAAAGCTAGTTTAGCAGCCTCTATAACATCTGGAATACCATCATTATCTTCATCAGTATCCTTAGCAAAAGATAAAGCTCCTATTTCAGCTACCTGAATCTTAGTTTGTCTATCTTGTTCTTTATTATAATCATCTCTATCCATAGCTTCTTTCTGTAACTGAGCTTGCATTTCAGCAGCTTGTTGCTGTTGAGCTATTTGATCTTTCTGACCTTGTTCTTGTCTAGCTAAGAATTCTTGTTCAGATCTCTTAAGCTTAGCTGTAATATCTGCTACAGAAGTACTATTAAGTACAGAAACAGCATCAGATAACATAAGCTTATCATTTTGTAAAGCTGCTTGTAAAAGTTGTTTAGCAGTTTCTAGAGTAGCTTGATCTTTAGAAGTATTAGTTACAAAAACCCCATAATCTGCATTATTAAGATCATCACCATCTACCTCAAATAAGATTTCTCCTAGATCATCTGTAATATGTTGATAGTTTACTTTCTTGCCTTCTAAGCATTCTTTTTGAACTTCTATCATAGCTTCACATACTCTAAGCTTAAAAAGCTCATGTATATAAAAATAAGGTTCTGTTATGTGAGAAGACTGAGTTACAGATCTCTGAGTATTACCTACAAGTTCTTCTGAAGAAATAGCTCCTAATCTTTGAGCAGTAATTCCAGCTGTAGCTTGGATTCTCTCATCTATATGTTGAAGAAGTCCTAAATACTGTACAATAGCTTGAGAAGTCTCAAGATCTAAATATTTGTTCTGAGTACTCATGTTTACTCCTCCAGGTAATCCTTGGGACCTATTACTTTCATTTACTGAGTTCACAAATCCAAAACCCATAGCTTGACCATAATACATCCATTTTTCAGGATCCCATCCATCAGGTATTAGAGAGATATCTATAAGAGCTAGCTTACCAATATTCTTAGCAGTAGCTAATTCTGCTCTATACCAAACTATAAGATACATATATACCCAAGGTACTAGCCTATCCATAAGAGATACAGACTGAGCATTAGTACAAGAAAATACTGTACCTATATATCCAGACTTACATTCTGATAAATTATCTATGGTTCTAAATTGTTGTTTTCTAGGTCTGATAAGAGAATCAATATAAAGATCAGTGCCTATTCTTACTCCTTCCCAATATTCATTTATCCAAAACCACTCTATCCAAGCTGTTGGGTCAGCTTTATTAATTTTAAAAGTTTCTTCTACTACCTCTTCTTGGTCTACTCCAGCTTCATCTGTAAAATGATGAATACCCATTTTTCTTTTAGACTTCCATCTTACACTATGTACAGGAAGTCCTCTTTGACCATACTGATCTTCAAAAGTATAAATACTATCTACTTCTCCAATATTCATAATAGGAGGTCCAAATAAGGTAGTAGGAAATCCTCCTGACTGCACAGTCTCTAATTCATGTATTTGATCTTCTGTAAGATATTCATAGTAAGCATCTATGATTTCAGATACATTCATATATCTTCTTTCATAGATCTTTTCTGCAGTATCTATAGTATCTTGATTATTGTTAAGAACAAAGAAAATCTCTAAAGGATTTACTCTTCTTACATCTACTCCATTACCTACTTTTTCTACACTTACTATTTCTTCTCCAGCAAGTAAAGCATCTTTAAAGCAATCATTAAACTTTCTAGGTAATTCTTCTTTTTTAATACCATATTGAAGAAGTTTATCAGCTACTGATTCTCTCATCATCTGAGGAGTATAGTTCTGATATTTTAAAAGCTCTTCAGGTGGAGGAGGAGGATTATTAGGATCTATTTGAGAAGGATCTAGATTAGCAGTTAGATGTTGTTGTAGAATACTTAATATCTCATCTTTCTTAGCACTTTGCTTTTCTGACAAAGCATCTTGGTTAATAGCTCTCACTATAGGATTAAAAACTCTTTTAGACTCTTCCCCAAGTAAAAGATTAAAATATCTACTAATTACATCATAAGGCTGAAGAGTTGCAGGAAAGTTAAATTCCTTAAGTTGATCAGCTCCTAAATTAAAAGGATTTAAAGTAGTATCAAAATCTGCTCTATTGATCTTATTGTTATAAAGATCATAGTTTCTTTTCTTAATATAAGATGGGGATCTTCTAGATCTTCCATAATTATAGGAAATACCTATAACAGCATTTACACAATCTTCCCTCCACTTCTTATCTTTAGCTGAATAAGCTAATTTCTGAAGAGGCATTTGAGATAAACTATAATCTTTAAGATCTGATGTTTCCATTTATAAATAGGGCAATTTACAAAAATACATTTAAATTTGTAAATAGGTTAATAAAGTTTAAAATAAGTTTAAGTTTTTATAGCTATGTTATTTAGGATTAGCCATAGGAGGTCTCTGAAATCCTCTTCCAAACATACCTCTTTTATGAAAAGGTATAAATTTAGGCTTATCATCTATAGTAGGAATATACAGAACTTCCTCTCTAGCTTGATATAAAAGACACATAAGAGCCATAACCCTATCATAGTTCTTCTTAGGGTCAGGATCATAAGCTGCTAGTTCTTTAAGAAGAGGAATACTTCTAATCTTATGAAGATTTAGTCTATAGTTTTCAGGATCTGCAATCTCTTGAAGCCAAGAAGATATTTGACCTTCTCCCCATCTTTTAACCTGCTCTGACATTTTAAGTCCTAGAGGTCTAAGGTTATTACTAGCTTTAATTATATTTCTTACTAAAGTAGGCTCTTCACATAAGAGATAAGTACTCTTCTTTAGATCAAAATAATCCATAATACCTTTTCTTTCATTTTCAAATAGAGCTCTAGCATTATAAAAAAGAAGCATTCTTCTTACTTGCTCATAGTATTCTTTAGCTGTATTAGGTCTTGCAGTATATTCAGCTACTATTTCATTAGTAAGCTTATTCATGATTATAGTACTTCCTAGAGAATTAGTACTAGCTTGATCATGATCATAAGGATCTATTCCAGCTATATAAAGGCCATTAGGTACTGTACCATCAGCCATTCTTATAGGAGGAGCAAAAAGTACTGCTGGAGCATCATTATCATCTTCCTTCTTAGTAGGGAAGTTATAGATAGCTCTTGCATTAGGATCTTCTTTAAAATCTATTTCTCCAGCAGGATTAATTTCAAAACTACCTTTCATGATAGTAGTCTCATAATTAGGGTCAGATTCTAACTTAGCTAGAACTCCTAGAAGATCTACAGTAGGAAATATATTCCCACTTAACTTCATTCTAGCCTCTATAGTATTTATAGGCCTTTCTGCTACAGATCTCTTATAGGCATTTTTATCTTTAGTAAAATCTCGGATAATTTTTCTATCTCTCTCTATTGCAACTAGAGCCCCTTGAATATCAGAGTTACCATCTTTGTCATAGAAACCCTCTAGATTAATATACTCTGGCATGAAAAAGCCACACTGAGTTCCTTCTAAATTCTTATCCCAAATATTATCTACAGGAAGAATCTTATATCCTTTAGGATTGTCAAAAAGTTCAGATAAGCCATCAAAATCTGCTCCCTCTGTACCTCCAGTTCCAAAAGCTACCATAAGTCCAAAGGTATCTTTACCTTGTTCTACAGAAGGAATGGCAATTTGCCAAGCTTGTAATAAAGAGGGCATCTTACCAGCCTCTTCAAATAAGACTAGTGTTCCTCTTTTTCCTCTGGCTCTGTTAGGATCATTTTTTAGGGTTACTCCAATAATATCAGACATATAACCTTTCTCCTGTTCTACACCCCCTCTAGAACTCTTATAAGAAGCTCTCTTATGCATATCAGTATTATGATAGTGCATTTTCTTAGCCCAGGCTGTATGCTCATTTATATGCCCCATTTGTTCCCAGGCTTTAGATAGGATACCATCCTCTCCTCCTAAGAAGGCTTTTTGATCAGCAATAACATAAGACTTAGATCCAGGTATTAAGAAGAAGTTTCTATTACACATAGAAGCTCCTTTAAAAGAATACCCTCTACCTCTAGTCTTAAGAACAGAAGCATGCCTACCAGCCTTTTCACATTTCTCTAGATAATTAAAATAGTCATAATCTCCATCCCAGAATCTAGGAAATCTCTTAACCCTATCTGTAGATTGCTGTCCTTCCTCATTAAAAATTACATTACCATTAGCATCCTTCTTAGGAATAGTAACATAGATAGGACAATAGTTTAGATAAAAATAAAAGTATCCAGATATAAAACTACCATCTTCAGCTTCAAAGCCATCTATACATCTTCTCTTTTCTTCTTTCCAAAAATTATAATATGATCTAGATGTCCTTGGAAACTTAGTATAAATACCATGTTCCTCAAAATGTAAAGCAGGCTGTCTAAATTTATCTGTATTAGTTAGCATTATATTTCCATTGCAGGATCTTCAAATAATCCTAGTTCTTCACCACCTTTAATTCTTCCTTCAGATTTTTCTTTTCTTACCATGTCATCTAGCTTCTTGATAGAGTCCATAAGCTTTCCTGACTCTCCCATAACTTTAGATACTTCAGAATGCTTATATACAGCTTGTCCTCTATTATCTCTTTCATCCCAGTCTATCTTATCAAAATAAGCTAGCATGTCCCAGAAAGCCTTATTTACAGATTTAGCATATTTCATACTAGGAGTCTGTTGAAGTTCATCATATTTCTTAAGAGCTGCTTTAACTACATGATCTACTTCCCAATCTTCTGGAAGTTCTAAATCAAATTTTAGAATATCATGTTTCTCATCTTCAGAGTAATTAGCATAGGCTGATCCCCAATCTTGGATAAAATAGATATAAGCTAGCTCTTTTGAAGCTAGCTTTTTATCCTTAGATTTATCCTTGTCCCAAACATCTTTAAACTGTTTAATCAAAAGAGCTTTAGGATCAGTATAAACTTGATTTTTTTTAAGTGTAAATAATTGCATTAGTTTTTTGAGCTACATGTACAGTCAGAATTGCATGCACAAGATGTTGCAGATAATGGTACTTGGGAAGCAAAAGTGATACTATTTTTATCTTGGGTTCCGAAAAGTCCAGTAGATGTAGTTATAGTATAAGGATAATTATACGGATTCTGGTAAGGCATCTGATATCCTTGAATATACTTAATCTCTGGTTCTGTAAGAAGTACAAACTCATCTATAGTAATCTGACCTTCTTTAATTAGTCTTGCTAAGATTTTTATTTTCTCTTTCATCCTTCTAGGTTATTAGGTGACATACTAGATTTTACTCTAAAGTATTCTAGATACTCTTTTGGAATTACAGCCTCTACATCAAAGATATTAATAAAAGTATACTTACCTCCTTGGATTTCATATAAAGGTTTTCTAAGAGGTTTAAGAAGAATATAGTCTCCTTTAGTAAGACCCTCACATTGAGGTCCTAAAGAATGAACAAGAGCATAACATTCTGGAGATGCTGCTTGATCAGTTTTATATAATACTTTATCTCCTACTTTAATTTCATTGTTAATAAATACTTCAATTAGAAGTGC